TGATATTGAGGTTGTAATCCTCAACTTCGCCACGGTTTCAATCACGAGGTATCTGCAAGCGACTGGGCGCGGTTCCAGGGTGACAGACACGAAACACGAATTTACGGTGCTTGATGCCGGCCGAAACTTCGCCAAGTTTGGTGTGTACGAGGCAGACCGGCAGTGGAGCCTACAACACGACGAGCATTCGTCATCTGGTGTGATGGCGATGAAGATATGCGACACGACGAAGAAGGACTGTAACGGACATTATGGCTGTGGCCGCCTTGTTCCGACCACGCTGAAGATCTGCAAGGAATGTGGCTATGTCTTTCGCACAGCGGAGTATGAGTATCAGTTGCATCTGGAAAAGGTAGAGGAGGAATCAGAGGCTGAGAGTATTGAGGCGTTCGCTGCCGCTATGCGGTTGAAGGGTTGGCGGATGGATAGAATTTGTGTCCAGGTCGGCTTAAAGAAGCCAGATGAAGCAAAACGGAACTGTATGAAAGCATACTTAGCTTGCAATCCGGGAAAGACTGAGGCTGACGCAAGGAAGTTCTGGTGGGTATTTGAGAAAAATGTTTGGTCGAAAGTGAAAATTAAGCGTGATGTGTCGGATTCCTCGCCGAAACTGTTTTAGTGGCACGGGATTTGCAGGGAGAAGCAGAAAAAATAAGGATATGATTATTTCAGAACAAACAGGAAGGCTCGTCGGTTTCCAATATGACGAAAACGGATTCCAATTTCAAGTTGATGCGTACTCCGACAATTTGAACTGCGGACCGCAAAGTTTTTATTTTCCATTCAATCAGAACAGACCGAAAGCCTTTGATCTCGACGAATTCCGTGGAAAACGAGTGAAGATAACTGTAGAAATGGAGGAGGAGTAGTTATGGATATTGAGATTAGACGGAACCGACGCGTAGACTGCGACATATTCCCCGTGTGCGTAAAGATGTTAGAGGGCGTAGGCAATCAGATTGTAGCCGAACCTTGCGATGGTTGCCCTCACTGGCACGAAAGACCTTGGGTTAAGCCATCCTTCTCGGTCGTGCAGGAAGCCATTGAAACTATTCAAGACTGGCTGCAGGACGAAGATGGCAAGGCTGTTCTGATAGAGAAGGACGAGATTAAACTTTTAGAGAAAAGCGAATACGAGTGATGAATCGGGCCGAAACTGTTTTAGGCACGAGAATTGCAAGCAAGAGTGAAAAAGGAAAGATATGGCAATAACGCGAAACAAACCAGAATGGGGGCTGAGTAAAGTCGGTATATTAGACCGCGAGACGGGCGAGTTCAAGGAACTTGGGGTTGCCGACGATATGGATATGACACTGACCGCGCCTTCCACGGATGGTATATGGTGGACTCCGGCGCAAAAAACGACCTTCTCTTGCGAGTTTGAGCTGGACGAGCAGAGCAGAAAGGCGATAGAGGATATGATGAAGCCGAAGCCGGTTGAGCAGAGTGACATCGACTTGATGGTGCGACTCATGCGGGAGATAGGCAGGCCGCATCATTGTGAAATTCGCATCCAGGAGTTCCGTTTGCTGTCGGCGGCTGTTCACCGTCTTCACGGGATGAACTGTACGAGGTATTTCAAGTCGAAGTGCAGGAATTTCAGGGGCTTTCTGGTGCATCTTGAGAGTGGGTATTGGGTAACAAAGAAATAAGAAAAGCGAATACGAGAAATGAAAATAGATAAAGACCCCCAAATAGCCATTCTTAATGATATTCTTTCGCGCATCTCTAAAAAGAAGATGTCCGCAATGAGAGATGGTAACCATGATATGTTTGATGCGTATGAGGATGTTTTCCGTTTTGTTGTGGATATATATAGCGAAAAAGTCATAGAATGGAAACGCAAGCATCCTATAGGCGCGGTGATTATGAAAATAAGGCACAAAAGAAGATTAAAGCGGTTCCGCGAGTTAACTAACGAAATAAGGGGGATATGGGCATGAAAACAGACTGGAAAGTAGGCGACAAGTGCTGGGTATATCTGAATTTAGAGCAGAGAATTCAGAACGGAACGATTACCGAAATCAACAATACTGTTACGCTGGTGTCGTGGGATTACACCGATAGCAAGGGGGAGGTTCATCACTGCTCTACCTGGTTCTTTACCGCTAACGAACTCTTTCCCACCCGCGAGGCGCTGTGCGAGCATTACAGGAAGATATTTGCCGAATAGATATGGAACGAAAATTACCTGATTTTCCGATTATGCCAGACCCTGGCTATGAGGAAATTGACCAGAATGGAGAGTGGAAAGACAGCAACATCGGTTATCTTTCCACCGAGGATGAGATATCGGGAAAGTATAGAAGGAAGGCCGTAACGAACGAGATGAAGCGGAAATACTTTCACGAACTCATAGACTATTTTGCCGATGTTGCAGAGATTGGTCCTGTTTGCGGTCGTATTGAAGATCGAGCGATTCTTATCTATTCCGATAAGGTCGGACAGTTGACGCTTGCAGTTGTAGAAATAAACAAAGAAGATAAATAATATGACCATCGAAGAGTACGAGGCCCAGCCGTTCAAGGATGCGACCATCGGCGACTATTGGTACACCTTCGACCGACGCACACGGCGCGAGATTGAACGTCTCGTCAAGAAAGGAAAGAACCCGGATATAATGAGGTTTATTGACAAAGAAATATAGATATGAGCCAGATAGCATAGGCTGCATGAGAACCGCCTTATTAATCATTAAGACCGGCCATATTTTCTCTTCTAAATAATTTTCCTACCTTTGCAAGAAACCGTTGGTTATGAAAAATTGGATAAGTCCCGACATACATCCCAACGCCGGTATCGAAGTCAAAGTCTGGCTCCGCAACAAAGAGACAGGCAAGAGTGTTTTTCGTAAAGCCGTTTGGAATAGGACTCATTGGTCCATTCAAGTTGATATGTCGAAATATGAAATTGTTGGATGGAGTGAGGAATGATTATCGAGACGCAACAGCAGCCGAAGCAAAGAAATCATTCTATGCCCGAGGGTAAGATACAGTCTGCCTGTTACCAGTTTTTTTGGAATAACTATCCCCAGTATCGAGGCTTGTATTTTGCCGTTCCGAACGAGAATAACAGGGCGGATTCAAACGCTATCACTGGCGCGATACGCCGTTCTATGGGGGTGTACCACGGCGTTTCTGACACGCTGATGCTTATCCCGCGAAACGGTTTCCACGGCCTATGCATCGAGTATAAGGATGAGAAAGGCCGACAATCCGAGCATCAAATCGCTTGGCAGAAGCTCGTCGAATCACAAGGCTATGCTTACCGTTTGTGTCGATCCCTCGACCAATTCAAACAAATAATTGAAGAATACCTTAATTTATGAGCAGTTCAAAAATACCACTTAGACCAGAAGGCTTTGTGACCAAGTTGACCCAGCCAGAAATGGCAGCATTAACTTGGTATGTTCTCTCTGGCTGCTCCCGGAAGGATGCTTTTGTCACATTTGCCAGACCGGATTTTGCGGCATCAAAGTCGAAGGCCGCTATGGAGGATGCTGTGAAGCAATTTTTTGCCAGCAAGGAAGCGATTACCTATCTTGAAGCATACAGCGAGACTTTGGAGCAGTTTCTCCATCCGGCGCCAGTCAAAGCGGAACCGACGGCTAGCATGGAAGAGCGTAAGGCGAAGGCTCGCACCAAGGCTATAGAATTTGCTATGTCCCTCGCGGATAATATTGAGCAAGCCGATGATCCCGAGACTATTCTTAAGTTGATGGATAAAGTCGGTCTTCTCGATGGTGACGAAGAGGTGGAGGAGCAACCCCGTAGATATTTACCTGAGAGTTGTAGCCAATGTGCTTATCGCGTTTTTTGTGAGCAGAATTGTGAGGATATGTGCGAGGTTTGTCGGGCAAAGAAATTTGCTGTCGATAATGGCTTTGAATATAAGAAAGAGACATTGTTGGATATTCCTGGCACTTAATTTGCGTACATCCCCTATATATAACATACGAGTAAAATGAAGAACGAAGTAACAGGCCGCATAGTAGCGGTTCCGCCCGCACAGACGGGCATGGGGCAGAGAGGCCCCTGGATACGACAGACCGTTGTCGTAGAATTTGAGAACGGAAGGTACAACGAGAAAATTGCGCTGGAGTGTAGTAACAGCAAAGCCGAGGAGTTTGGTAGGCTGAAGGAAGGTCAGAAAGGAACCTTCTATTATGATGTCACCAGCCGCGAATACAATGATCGTTGGTATACTACCGCAAATTGTTTCGACTGGAAGATTGAGGGCGCGTCAGCACCAGCCTCTCGAGCCGCAGATGGTGATTCTGGACCTTTTTAAGTCATTATAGTTGATGTTTTTGTTTTGCAAAGAAAAGGGTCGCTCTTATGGGCGGCCCTTTTTGAAAATAACACAATATAAATGGCTAGAACAGTCGTACAAATATAGTCATTTTTTAATTCTGAATGCTTTTACCAGAGGCTTGGTTGTTGACTTTTCCAGGATTGGTCTTCGGGTCGTCCGCTTCAGCCTTCGTGCCATATTCCTGCTTCTTCTTTAGCTCCCACTCCCACTCCTTCTCGATTTGAATATCATCGCCGATATGAGAGTTCGGAATGTCCTGCATAGCGGATTTGCGAGATTTAACACGAGCATATACTTGGTCGAGTTCCATTTCGAGGACTTCCTTAGCATTCTGTGGAATCCAAATATTCTGTCCGACAGAGATGCGCATTTCGCTGTATTTCGGAACATCACCTTCAACTTTTCCGACCAACGCTTTAAATACAAGCATCATTTGTTTGGCGGACTTGAATATTTCCGGCCAATGAATCTGCGCCCATTGCACTTCAGGTGCGTAGAGGATCTTCATTGTCGCGCTACTGTCGGAACCCTGTTTGATAATTTCAGGGTCTATCTTCACTGACATTGCTCCGTCGCGAATATCATTCTCCAGCCCGTCGATATGTAAATCTGCGATATTGCTCATATCCGGTGGTGCAAGGTATTTTGCATCGGCATGAGCAAGGCTATCTGAAGAGCCTTTAACTCCGATAGCTTTGTTTGCGAGATTTGACGGCGGTAGGCTTGATTGTTTTTCGGCCTTTAGGAACAGGATGGGCATTGCCGTTCCTTTCACATTTTCGCCGACATAGGTCTTTGCATCCTCGAGCTTTTCGATACTGGGTTGTACTACGCCTGACGGAATATCATTGAAATGGAAATAGATACACTGACATAAGTTACCGGCTTGACCGTCTTTTCTTCGCACGAGCGTATAGCCATCTTCGGATTTTTCTGGATTAGCCCCCTCTGGTACAAACTGACGGTAGTCATCCATCTCTTCGTCGAGCATCATCCATGTCTCGATTTTTTCGGGCATAAAGATATCTACCGCGTCGTGTGTGTTGAATTTATATTTTCTGGCCAGAATTTTTTTCCCATTAAAATCTGTCTGCGGAAAGAGTGTGCTTCCTTCCTCATAGCCGTATACCTCATACTGAAGGGGATCGTCTTATCGTCGGT